CTGATATGTTTAGCTTTCCTGTCGCTGTTTCAATAACGATTCCGTTTCCGTCACTATCAAGATCAAGTATATTAGTTGTGTCGCCTTCTTTCCTTATAGAAAGAACGGCAGAATATCCATCCAAATCAATAGCATCTTCGTTTTCATCCAAGCACTGAAACACAATTGCAAGTTTGCTTCCGATTGACAACTTAATGCCATCATAAGTTCCGAGATATGCCATTTCTAATACCTCAATAGAAAATTAATTGTTACATTGTTTGTTATTGTTACTGGATTATATATAGTTATTAATGCATTGCTTGCAACAATATTAGTTGTAATTATTCCATCAATAATTACATTAGATAATTTGCTGTTATCAAGAAAATCTTTGAATATAATTGATGCGGTTGTTATGTTTCCAGAAGAACAATCAGCAATCATAATCAAGCTATCAGCTCCACCAATATTATACAAATTAATAGAAATATTATTACTCGGTAAAATTGCTCCACCTTCAATAACAAATTCATAGCCAGATAACATATCGTTCTGATATATCGTTACATCATCAGATATTGCAGTTGGTAACATTCCGAATGCCAATCCATTAATCAGAATTAGCATTGTAATCATCATTAATACATTGGCAAATTTTTTCATCGTTTTATTCTCCTTTTGTTTTAAAATGTGCCGGAGGATTCGAGGGGATGAATCCACCGACACCAGTAATTAATTGTTATTGCTATTGCTTAACTGAACCCACTTATAAGTTAATATATCATATATCATAACTGTTTTATCTTGCGGGTCAGTATGTGTAATAGTTCCGCTAAGGCATAAGTTTCCAGTCTCTAATAAAGCTATGTCTTGAGAAGCCAATCTTGTCGTAAGTGTTATAACAAACAAATCTGGAATATTCTCGGTAGAAATAATATTTACTGTGCAAACAGTAGTAGTATCAGAAAAAGTATCAATCACATAATAATTATATTTAGGTTCAACTGTAATAGTTGCATTATTCAATGTTGATGCTCTTGCTGAACCTCTAGTATAATTTGTTATAGGATTATTTACTTCTATCTTATTAGTATCAGCAGAAACAGTGAAAATGTCTTCACCAGTAATATTATTCTGAAATACTATATTTCCGTCAACCCAGTTTGACCTAACATTATAAGCATTACTTACAGATATATTAATGCCTATCAGCAATGTTACTAAGATTATTAATATTAATTTTTTCATGTTTTTCCCTTTCATTTTTTTAAGGGCGGAACTTAATCCGCCCTCTTATTTATTTTAAACAATTACTGAAGGAGGTGTTGCTTGTGCATATCTCAAATCACTCAGTATATATTCAGCAGAAGTGATATTACCAGCATTACTTGCTCCTGTTTTTACAGTTATAAAATCATATCCATCAGTGAGGTCAATGCTATCAATCTGAAACAAAACAGTTTTTGTTTTTATTGCGGCAGAAGTTGTGAAACTTACAGCATCAGTTTTCTTTACCATTGTATCTGATGCGTCACAATCTTCATTAGCATATATCGGAACAGTTTTAACTAAAGCGGTTGAACTGCCTCCTGCTGCCGTTTTGGCTTGCTCAATAGTAATTGCGACTGTATTAGCAGCTGCTTGATTAATATGAACAAGTACTCCAACCCTTCCACAATCTCTCATTGAAATATAATCTCCTGTAATGGCTGCACCGGCTTGTGGCTTAATTGCAGATACTATTTTTAATTCTTCTACAAAACTTGTTTTCATCTTTATATCCTTTCATTTTTTTATTTTTTGGGCGGAACTTAATCCGCCCTCTTATTTGTTTTATGCCCTTGTTGCCAACATAACAAAAGGAGATACAGTTGTAGAACCTTTTGCCGGAGTTAATGGAGCATCCCACCAAGGCTGTCCGTTGAATCTATATGTCCATCTGAAAGCCATTTCTCCTTCCAAGAATTTAACATGGATTGAACTATTACCTTTAAGCCCACCTTTTGTTATTCCTAGATATTGTGTAGGGTCAATTAACATAATATCGCCAGCTGTTCCAAGCGTTTGAGCTTGTTCAATTGTAATAACTGGTCTATTCTTAATTGTTCCTTTCTCGCTGTATTCTTTGGCGAATGGAGATTCAACTCCTGCTGTTCCGATTGCTTTAACCATATCAAGCAATTCAGCTTCGCAATCTTGGTTAATTAACCATATTGCATTCTTTCTGCTAGGTGCGTGTAATCTTGTCCACATCTTCAACACATTTTTATGCAAAATTGTTGCAGCTGATTGACTATTTTCTTTTGCTACTTCAATAACAGCACCTGAAGTCAAAATTCCTTTAGGTTTTCCAACTCCAGTACCATTAATAATAGCATCATCAATCATCCAGCCCATTTCTTCTCCATAAGCTTGAGAATTCAAAGCTTCAAGCATAACGACATCTTCCATCATCTCTTCAATTACATAAGTAACTGCGGTTAACTTTTCTAAGTCACACTTAATCTCTCCAAATTTCATTTTAGACGGGTCAACTAATCCGGCTTCATTAGTCCAATAAGCTCTAACTCCGCCTTTTCTGCTTCCAGTTGCTCTTGATGATTCTGCGATTGTCTTAATTTTTACTCCGTTTGCTGTTGGTCCGATTGGTATAAGATTAATTTTGCTAAACAAATTACTTGCTTCGGTTTGTTTTTGTAACAATGTTTTTGTGAAATCAGTATCTACAAGAAAACCGCCATCACTTCCGATTTTCTCGTTGCTGCCACTTGCAGCACCTCTCATTAATCTAGGGTCAACACTACCTCCTGGAACACAAGCATTCCTTATTGCTAACAAATTTTGTCCAAACGATTCCCACGGCTGGTCTTCCGCCGCTAACTTAACTGTCATGTTATCGCCTTTAATAACTTGTTTTCCACTTTCCGGAGCTGAAACAGCCTTTAACTTCTCAACTTCATAAGCATTAGCTATTTCAGTATCAAGCTTTTTCATGGAAGCAATCAATCCTTCAAAAGATTTCTGTTCTTCTGCGGTCATGCTTCTGTTTTCTGCTTTAGCTTTATCGTTTAAAGCTAAAGCCTCTAATCTTGCTTCTTCTTTTTTTCTTTTTAATTCTTCTGGTGTCATTTTTATATCCTTTCTTTTTTTTATATTGTTAATATGAGATTCTTATTAGCTTCATATTCACTGGTAATATCAACCTTGATTTCACCAGTATCAACTTTGTTTTCAACCGAAGGCTCAAATCCTTCTTTGTCGTCCGGCAAAGTTGCAATACAAGCCGCTATTTTCTCATAATAATCTTTTGGTATTTCTTTTTCAACTTTTTTAAAACATTCAGCAACAAAACTTCTTGCGGACAATACTGCTGTTTCTTTATCTTTACTATCTCTTTTACTTGATTTAATTAATTCATCTGCAAAACCAGCGTCAACTATTTCTTTTCCAAACAAATAAGTTTCTTCATCCATCATATCTCTTATTTCTTTATCTTTTTTTCCTGTTTTTTGTTTATATTGTACGGCAAGTACTTTTGTTATACTTTCAAGAATCTTACCAGCTTTATTCATTACTCTGTAATCCCCACCTGCAAAAGAAATAGCATTATGTATCATATAAGTAGCATTATCTTCAGCCTTTACATAATCACACGCTAAAGGAATATAAGAAGCCATTGATGCACCTATACCACTAATAATAGCTGTTTTTTTGCCATCATACTTTTTGATTTCATTGAAAATTGCAACACCTTCAAAAACATATCCGCCAGGACTATTAATATATATGTTAACATCTTCTCCGTCAGCTTCATTTAGCTGTTCTCTTATATTTTTAGCTGTAACTTCCCAACCAATATAACCCTCAATATATATTTTTTTAGTCATTTTTATCTCCTTTATCAATTAATCTCAATAAATTATAAGAGTTTTCAACATTATAATTAAATCCTTTGTTATAAACAAATAATTCTTTTAAATTTATAACATAATCACCAACAAACTCTTTAAGAGCTGTTAAGCTTTTAATTATATCTTTATCTGTTGCGATTGCATAAGCAGTACAAGTTTTTTCAAGGTTCTTAATCATATATGCTTCGTGTTTTTCAATGAAAGATGCAAACCCAGCATCATCTTTTATTTTCTTTAAATCTGCTTGCTCAATTCTATTAATTCGAGCAAAGACATCATCAAGAACCATAGCAAAAGCTTCTTTATTAGTATTCAATCCTTCAACTGTTGTCATATTCAACATAACATAATGCTTATCCCCACCCTTATAACTATTAAGGTTTTCATAAGCCCTTATTTCGTTCGGACTTAATGCACCTAACGAAAACATTGTTCTGTAACTTTCTGTTCTTGTTTTTATATCTCCTCTTAATAAGCCTTCAAAAAGAAACTCAACAAATATCCCTTTATTAATATAATCATCAAATATTAATCTATTATTAATTTCTTGCTCCCAATTAACTAATATTGGCAAAATACAATAACGAACATATCCTATGTATTGCTGTTCAATATTAGAAAAAGTAGCATTATCTAGAATATTAACCATGTGAGGAGGAACCCCGAAGAATCTAGTTATTTCTATCGCTTGAAATTTTCTTGTTTCAATATATTGGCTTTCTTCTTGAGTAGATGCAATTTTCTGGAATTTAACTCCTTCTTCCAATAACATGTTTTTATGAGACTTTGAGATTCCAGACTGAAAAGTTCTTACTGTATTTTTAAGGTTATCTCTTGCTTCTTTCCCCAAAACTTTATCAGTCGATAATATAGAACCAACATTTGTTCCATTTTTAAAATAATTTGACCCATATTGAGAAGTTGCTAACGCAAGACCTATTTCGTTTCTTGCAAATTCTATTGCACTACAACTTAACGCACTTTTTGTCCAATTAATTTCTAAAATTCTATAAGCCGGTAATGTTATTATTTCATTATCAATTCTTAATTCATATAAATACTTTCCTTCTTCATCTTTCCTTTTTGTTACTCTTTCCGGAAAAACAGGAGTTAACTCTGAAACCTGACCTCTATAATCATAATCAATTATTGCATAAGCAACTGAATATAATAACAAATAACACTGCATAATATATCTAAACTGATAAGAACTCATAAGCTCATTAGGTTTATTATGCAAAATTTTATATAAATGATGTTCTGTTGCTCTTTTCTTTCCCTCGTCAATTCTTTTATAAGTCATTAATGGTAACATTGCAACTGTTTTAGAAATTAAATCAACGCAAGAAAAAACAGTAGATACTTGCATCGATTGTATTTCATTAATAGTTAGTCCAGAAGTAGTATCAAAAACATGATTCAAATCTTCACCTGAAAGAAAATCATCAACATGAGTTGATGAATATATGCCATTAACAATAGAAGAAACTAATCCCAACTATTTATCCTTTTTTGTTTTTGTTTTTGCTAAAAACCCAAACCATAAAAATCAAAAATATTCCATTAAAAATTAAACATAATGGCATATATATATAATATAAGCCTAATGATATTAAACATATCCCTAAAATAAATAAAAAATCTGAAACAAATGAAAGAAAATTAATCATATAGATATTATACACTATTTCCTTTTTAAAATATATCAGCTTCTTTTGTATCATATATAGATCCAGTTGCTTCAGGTTCAATTACTGCTCTCGATAAACCTAAAATTAAAGCCACCATTCCATCTATTTTTTGTCTGCCTTTATCTTTTATAGGTCTTATCCTTCCTTCTGCATCAGACTTCATAACTAAATTATCTGCCATCCAACGCAAACACTGATTACCATCATGATGCAATTGTTTTTTTAAAGTTAATTCCATTAATTGTTTAGAAGGATTATTCATTCCCGAATATCCCATCGACACCGGAACACATGTTAATCCTTGATTCATTAAGTGTTGTACCATCTGGTCTGCTTGCCAACTGTCATAAGCTACTTCTTTTATATTGCAATCTTTGAAAAAATCAATAATATCAGTTTCTATAAAATCTTTATCAATACAATTTCCAGGCGTTACTATCAAAAATCCTTGTTGTACCCAAGAAGAATATAAAACTTGGTCTTTTTCTTCCTTATTCATTAATATATCTTCAGGTATATATATTCTAGGATACACAAAATATTCATTATTCTTTACGCCAACACCAACAACAGCAGTTAAATCTGTTGTAGAACTCAAATCTAATCCAATATATATATCAAGTGTTTTTTTATCAGGCATATTATTGTTTTTGCAATCATCCCAAGCTTGCAACGGCAACCATCTTTCTGCTTGCGATACCCAGATATTCATATGTTTGCAAAGAAAATTATTTAAAGAAGATGGATTGTTTTTTGCTTTTTTTGCTTTTAATCTCATATCTGCTTGATAAACAGATACTCCTAGGTTTGGATTTGATTTTATCCAGTTATCTTCGTTAATCCAGTCGTCGTCAATATCAACTAATCCGTCAGATTTCATATCCAAAGTCGCAATATAAGGAAAATAAGAATCATCTTCAATAATCCCTTTTAATATCTGAACACAGTATTCTCTAACATCGAAACAAATACCGAATCTATTGGTTCCGGCTGTTGTTATTATATACAACATCGGTTGCTCTCTTGAACCAGTGGCAGTGTCAAGAACATCCCACATACCAGCAGTTTTATGAGCATGAAATTCATCAATAGCAGCAAAATGAACATTCAATCCGTCTTGAGTTTCAGAATCTGCTCCCAAAAACTTTAATTCAGATTCAGTCGGCGGATAATCAATTCTTCTTTGTAGTATCTTTACTCGCTTAGACAGTTCAGGAGATTTGCGGATCATCTTTTTGGCTTCGTTATATGTTATCTTTGCTTGGTCTTCTTTGGTTGCAGCGGTATAGACTTCTGCTCCCGGCTCACCATCAGCAATAAGCATATAATTACATAGCCCAGCAACATCAGTTGACTTTCCGTTCTTTCTTGCTACTTCTTGATAAATGATACGGAACCGTCTCAATCCATCATTTTTCGTCCAGCCAAAAGCACAACCCTTAATAAATTGTTGCCAAGGCTCAAGCGTAATAATACTACCTGCCCATTTCCCTTTTGAATGTCTCAGGTATTTATAAAAATCAATTACATGGTCGGCATATTCATAATTAAACTTTAAGCCTCGTTTGTGTCCGTTGCTTAAATCATTGAAGTGTCGCTTACAGGTTAATTGAACAAGTTTTCCAGCAGTGATATTACCAGAAAGAACCTGTTCAGCATACTGATTTACTGGATGATTAACTATGCTTTTTTTTGACACCTATAATCCTTATCAAAGCTTATAATGTTTTCAAAAAATCCATAATAAAAATTAAATATTTCTTTTCCTATTGTTATGCAAGTATTTTCTGTTCTTGGATTTGTGTTAATGTTTGCAGACGATTCAATTGCAAAATGAAATTCACTTCCATATCCTGCAAAGATTTTTGAATGATTTCTAAAAACAGCAATTCGTCCAATGTATTCAGTTATTACTTCTTTAAGAAGTGCATATTCTTTTTTATATGTATTCGGAAATATTTCTCCAACAAAGCAATCTAGTTTTAATATTTTTTTTTGTTCTATCCATTCTTTGATTTGTAAAACATCATCACAAGCCATACACCAAGTTGATAACAAACAATAATCAAGGTTCTGTTCTCTTAATATTAATTTTAGATACGAAAGCGAATCTACATCTCCACCAGAAATACAATGATAAGAATATCCTTGTTCAAGTTTTGGCATTTCATTTATTAAATTAAGTTCTGAAAAAGCTTTACGATAAATATTATTAGTTTTTCTTTTTAAAATAGATATTTTTACTGAATCGTTTACTGAATCGTTTACTGAATCGTTTACTGAATCGTTAGCTTTAAATCCGATTATTTCATCAAAAGAAGCTAAATTAAAACTATGAGCATTTGTTTTTAGCATTTAAAAATCCTTCAAATGGGTCTTCTTTCTTCCCGTCAATATCAAGTATCATCCTTCCACGGCTTGAAGGAGTTAATCCAAATTCCCTACCGGTTTCTAAGTATTGCTTATAATACATTTTTGAAACATTAATATAAGGATTGTGCGTAACATAGCCAGTAATCCCCGGAGAATATAACATCGATGCTTTAGTATCAATTTCTGCTTCTGCTTTTTGCCATCTTGAAAAAGCTCTGGCATGTACTGCCAACATATCAATATCAATCTCAGTAACTAAGCCATACTTATAAAGCATCAAAGCTATTTTCTTATAATATTCAACAGCTACTTTATCTTTGCTTAAATACTTAGGCGGAATTAATGCAACAGGAGTTATTTCAGGTTCGCTTTCCGCCATCTTAGCAAGGATTCCTTTTTTAAGCTTGCTTCTATTCCCTTCAAGAACTTTAATTTGTATAGGCTTTGCTTTCCTTCCTGCCATTATATATTATCCTTATTCTTTATTTGTTCTATTGTTTCCCAACTTTTAGAATATTCGCATTTTTTAAATAACTTGCTAAATCCTGTTAAATGTTTTAATTTTAATAGTTCTTCTGCATCCATTCCTAACTCATTACAAATATCTTCATCTTTTTTACCTTCTTTTAACATATTAAAAACAAGAGAACTCATACCACTTACAGAATGGCTTCCTCTCGCTCTATTATGCCTAACAGTTGACGCCATCCGTTGAGCAATATTTTTTTTTAAAACTACAACAGGAAGCATTCCTCCAGTTGAATCATATATGTCTTTGTATCTTTTCATAATTGAATAACGATGAAATCCATCAATAATTACATATTCATCGTTTTTATCATCATAAATTGTAACTATTGGTTGAGTATATCCATCTTCTTTTATTGAAACATATAAAAGATGCATTTCTTTAGGAGGAACAGAATTAGGATTATAATCATTAGCTTTTACTTTTGATAATGGAATCCATATTACATTATTAATAGGATGTTTTTCTAGCTGTTCCTTAACCATTCTAATAGTTCTCCTTTTTCTTCGTCCGGAATATATTTATTCTTTATTTGATTAATATGATATTTTTTTTCTTTAAATCTGCGATAATCATTAACATCAGGTCTTATCCAAAAATTCACTAATTTAGTAAAATCATAGTCGTTACTTAATATAGTATTTATAACTGTTTTATTTAATTCTATTCTTATTAAATCATCTATTAATTTTTCTTTATATTTATTTTTTATTTTAATTAATTTAATTTTATTTTCTTTTTCAAATACTAAATTATCAATTAAATATTCACAATATTCATCCCATGAATCAAACATATACGGCAAATCTTTTGGACAAATAAAAGAATTACTTTTTAAATGCTTAATTGAATTAGCTCCGTTAATTTTAACCGATACTTTTTCCCATAACTTAGGCTCTATTTCTTGCATTATTAACAAAGATTGGATTGATGTTTCGTGATGAATACTTGAAATCCTCATATTGTTTATGGATATCCCTAAAGAATACATAGCGTCATATACTTTATTATAATCTAAACAATTATCATTAATAAATTTCCACACATCAACATAACTCCAATCATAAATAGGAGAAAAGCTATAATGGATATCATTAAATTTTTTACACCAAGAAATATCTTTATATTTTCTTCCTGATGTTAAAGTAAGTGACCGTTTAGGAGACTCTTCGCAACGCATGCCAACAACATAACAAGCTTTTTTATTTTTAAAATGAAACTCTATTATATTTTTAAATAAATCATGAAACCTATTTGTTCCGTAATTGTTTTCTTTAATAGATATTAAATTTTTTTCATGTAAAT